TTGTTAGTGGTGTTAACGCTAAAATGAAGCCAGCGGGAACCGGCACAGGTGGTGGTTCACCGAAACCACCTAAAAAGGAACCAGTATTGACACCAGATCCAGATGCTCCTGGCCCAGGCTCAAAACCACTTAAATTTGATGATTTACCACCAAATGCGGATGAAATTATTGCCGCTACAGCTAAGTCAAGTACAGAAGCGGCGGCTTTTATGGAACAAATTGATGTATTAAATTTTAATCCTCAAATTACAAAGTTGTTAAAATTAAGTTATTCACAAAACTATAGAAAAACAACTGCAGAGCTTGTGGCGGAAGGAAACGATTTAGCAAGAATGTTAAATGAAAAAACGTATGGTTTCTGGAAAAGAGCGTGGTCAAAAATTAGTAATGATCCAGCATCTGCAATTGATAAAGTTGGTCGAAGCGGTAAAAGTTTATTGAAGTGGGTTACTATTTTAAGTTTATTAGCTACCGGAACAACCATTGCTTTTGCAGCTAGAGATAAAATTATGAAATGGTTAGGATTAGAAGGTGAATCAATTATTCCAGATATTAGCGCCCCGAATTTAGGTAATCAAACAGGGACATATGGGTTTGATGATAATGGAATATTACAATGGTTAATTAAGACATATCCAAATACACCAGCAAGCGCATATGATACACCAAGAAAAGTAACGTCACCATATAATGGTTATGGTGTGAAACTTAAAACTGGTGGAAATGAAATAATGTTTAAATATGAAAACGGAAATTATCAACAAGTTCAATAATATTGACGAACAAAGTTTTCCAGGAAGTTCAGGTGGCACATTTCCAGGAGGCAGTACGTTTCCAGGGGGTGGTACGTTTCCGGGATATAATGGTGGAACATTTCCAGGAACTACACCAACACCAACAACAGCACCTACACCAACAACAGCACCTACACCAACACCACCACCAACACCAGATAGTTCATCATTTACCGATACAAATCTGACTGGTGATGATTTGAAAGCTGGGAAGGTTGTTAAACAAGGTATGAAGGGTGATATCGTTGGTAAGATCCAAGAGCTATTAATTGCTAAAGGATTTAAAAATGTAAGTAAAAGTGGTAATGTAGATAAAATTTTTGGGAACAGAACTAAAGAAATGGTGAAAGATTTCCAAAGAGCAAATGGTTTAAATGACGATGGTTCTGTTGGAAAAGATACTTGGCCAAAACTAAACGATCCAAATGCGGTTAGTGCAAGTTCAAATAGTAGTGGTACTAGCGGAACTAGTGGTAAAGTTTATCAGGCTGTTAATATTAAAAACACTGATGAAGTTCCAGGATCTGATGCAATAATTGTACAAGAATCAAGAAAAAAATTATTAAGAAAATACCTTAGAGAATTCAAATAATCATCGTTTGAAAGATATTTATTATCAGAGTTTGGTTGGTTTGGTCGCCGCCAAATGATAATACAGAAAAAACGAAAGGAGGTATTCTAAATCTCGACAAAGGGGCTCTAAAGGCTCCTTTGCTCGTTTATATATTACTATTTTTTTTATTGACATTTTTTATTTATATTAATCTAAGGAAAGATTCACCTCCACGATTATCTATTCCATAATATTTATATGTATGATTATATAATTTATGAAAAATAATACGAAAAAATTAGGAGAATGTATTTGCAAAAATTGTGGCAAATTATTTCAAAAACCTTTAACTGAAATTAGAAGAAGTGAAAAATATGGAAGACCGCATTTTTGTTCAAGAAGTTGTACTGGAAAACATAATGTAAAAAATTTCGGTGATAAAAAATCTAGTTATGATATTTCTAAACATTCAGGAAATAGATTTGATGGGTACACTAAATTCAAATACCATTATAGAAATATTTTAAAAAGAAATCAAATTGTGGATGTAGATATACAAGATTTAAAAGATCAATGGGATCGACAAAATGGTATATGTGTCTTTAGTGGTATTAAATTAGAACTTTCTTCATACACTAAAATAAAAAAGAATCCAATTTATTCCGCATCATTAGATCGAATAAATAGTGATAAAGGATATATTAAAGGTAACATTAGATGGGTTTCTAGGGCAATTAATTGGATGAAAAATGATATGAATGATGATATGGTTAATCAACTAATTGATCTTATAATTGAAAATAAAAAAAGCCCCAAATAAGGGGCTTTTTTGTGGAGGTGACGGGAGTCGACGAACAATTGGACTATCTCATCATCTTTTCAGATGTCGGACGCTCTAGATGGTATTACTGTAGAAGCATCTACAACCCATTAGTCTCTGCACCTTCTTCTTTCTACGAAGCTTGGCTCAGGGTTGTTTCATAAATGAAGTTTTCCCTGAATTCATCCGATTTTCGATCAGTATCTCTACTGAAAGGGGCTCAACTCAACCCGTGTCTTGCTCGCTATACCATAAATGGACTACACGTTTAGTACAACATTGTTTCTCAATGTTCCGAAATATTAGATTTGATATATGTGGGAAACCAATCTACAAACAACCTGGTCTCAGAATTATTTTAAACGAGCTCTGACCTGTGACCCGTATATCGGACTTCTGTTCCTAGGTTAACGTCCTACCCGACCCGAATGTAGTCTCGCCTTAGGCTACTGCTACGTTAGAAGTTGCAAGAAGACCTGCTACTTCCATGTTGTTGTAAACGTTGCCGTTTAATTGTTACCACCGTGGATTAAAGTCGTAGATGACATCCGACTACGTGCCCATTTACAATATCAACGCCAATCAATACCAAACACCCCCATATTTTAAAGAACTATTGCAAAGGTATAAATACTTATGAAACTTTCAAAGGAAAATTCTTTTCATATAATGCTTCAAAGAACAATTTATTTTTTTCCCATTTTTTATTAACCATACCAATTGATTTGTGTGTTACTCTGATCTTAGTTGTCACACCAATCTTAACACCATCTAAATAATTTTCCAAACACAATGGAAGATCATAAAAATGAAAACCTTCGAATTGTTCATTGAATGTATGTTTAATTCGTTGTTTGTGGACCATAATAAACAACCCATCAATAACAACAACCTCTTTTAATTTTTCACTGTAATCACCTTTAGAATAATGATTCACATGACGTTTACCTTCATGTTCATGACCGACCACCCCATACATTGAGGCTCGATCTTGCCACCACATACCACTTATTAGATTATCTGTACCGGCTAAACCGATGATCCCGTACTCTGGATTTTTTTCAAATAGTCTTATAACTTTTGGTGTGATATTTTTGGTTTCGAGAATTAAATCATCATGCATAAACACAACAATATCATTCTTACTATCTTTTAGCCCATCATTATATATCTTAGCTAATGATTCCGAACCATCATTCTCATAAACTAAAATTTCAGTTTTAGGGTGAGAAAACATTTTCTCAACATGTTTAAGATACTGATCATCGATTTTTCGTGTTGGTATCACAACACTTATTGGTAAATTAATCTTGGACATAAGTTGCTACAATTTCACCATCGTACTCATTTAAATCAACGATGATAGGTTTATTAGATGGTATATACTGTTCAGTGCATGTTGCTGCATTAACAAATAAAGTATCATTCTTATACATTCCACCATATGCTCCATGAATATGACCAAACACATGTAATAATGGTTTGACACGTTCCACGTGAAAAGCAAGTAATTCACAACCAACATTGGTATCACCTTGTCTCCAGTTACTTACAAAATCTCTACATCCATGTGGTGGCCCATGTGTAATTAATACATCGGTATCATCAGGAATCATTGACCAATATTTTTGAAGGTCATCGCCTAATCTTGGTAGATTAAACGCCCAATTATAAAATTCAGGTTGCCATGGGCTACCCCAAAATTTAATTGGTCTTGAAAATTCTGGAGAATTAATTATTAACTCATTGTCTTCTAGGTATGTAACATCGGATTGTGTGAGATTTTCTTCATTCATTAAATGATAATACCAATCATAATCACCTTTATGATGTGGGTATCTATGTTCTTCAAAGGCCCAATCATGATTACCAGCAACAAAGATTTTGGTGCCATATTTTAGACTCATAAACCAATGAACAAAATCTTCAACATCTTTACGTTGACCTTTATTTGTACAATCACCCGCATGGATTAATACGTCACCTTCCGGTAAATCACTACTCATCATTGGGTGAAGGCTATG